CCCTTCTTCTGTGGTGTTATCGTCTATTGTGCCTTCTAATATCTTGCCTTTGCAGTCATCAAATAAACGAGTAAACGTATCTAGGTCGAATGTAGGGTTATGTTCAAAAGTATACATTACAAAGAATTCCTCAATGTCACAACGACAGTATCACCATCAGCTATTAAACCAGACTCTTGATCTGTAGACCCGTCGCCGTCTAAGTCTGAATCTTGTGTTACGTTCGTATTGCTTAGCCGGTAGTGATGAAACCCACCGTTAGCGCCAAGCCCAGTGCCACCATCTTTAGTAAATGAGAAATCACTAAGTGGCATATCTGTGCTAACACCTTTTGTTGTATTGTTTACACGTAATACGACAAATAAATCATTTACGCTGTTAGTCGGCTGTGTTTGCCCTTCTGCCACAAGAAAGTGAAGCTCAAACGCTGTGGACGTATAGGTGTCCGTGCATACTTTTGCGCTCCCGTAGATATTACTATCGTTTAAAACCGCTGTAGTGCCGTTACGCAGTAGAAAGGCATTCTGGCTAACTGAACCTATTTGCCCAAACTCGTACCCTTCACGTTGTGTTTTATAACCAATAACTCGTGCTCCTGCGGTAACAGTAAACGAAGATATGTCTGTGCCAGCACCGCCGCCGCCACCTACTACGGCCATCATTATGCTCACGAGATACCGGCTCCAAAAACCACGTATGTAATTACATTGGTGGCAATGGTTAAGACAGAAATCTCTGCTAAACCGCCCGGCCCTATTGCTCTATCAGCACCAGCAGATCCCGCTGAGTATGACGTGCCTAGCGCTAAATCTATCTTGTCGTCACTATCAGTGGCTAACGTGATGCTGTGTGTAGCTTGTGCGTTTATAATCGTCCACCTATCACCCACTGATACAGTAGATCCTGTGGTAGGCAAATTAATTGTTTTAGCGCCACCCCCTGCATAGATGAGCCTACGTCCCGCATAACCTGCCATATCGCCAGCAGATATTGCGCCTGTGCTAGTTTCTACCGCGTCACTGGGTAGCAATCTAGGCGATGCCTCAAAATTACCACCAATTAGCTTTGCTGTACCTGCGCTTATGTTGGCATTTGTGGTGGTTATCGTGCTCGTGACGGCCAATGTACCTGCAATGGCTGTATCACCGTCCGAACTAGCTACCGTAAACTTGTTTGTATTTACTGCAAAATTGCCAGTTACCCCGACCGTACCACCAAAAGTAGCGTTACCTGTAACATTTGTTATAGCTTCAGACACTGCGGAACCTGTGCTAAAAAACAACCCTGCCTTACCATTAGGTAGAGATATACCACTATCAGAAGGTGTTTTTATCGTTAGGGCGTGCCCCCCAGTAGTGCCGTTATGAATAATGTAAACCTTTTGCGTGGCGGGTAACTGTATTTGTGCTGTCCCACTTAATTCACCAGTAAACTGCACGGCAAAATGTCTACCATCAGTGCTTGCGCCATCACTAATGGCCAGCGTATGGTTACCAGTTATACCAACAGACACAACCCCAGCGACTGCTTCGTCTACCAAATCAGTGACTTTAGTATTTAAAGTAGTGCCCCAAGTGCCTACATTCTCGCCAGCACCGGGCTTTATAAATTTTAGGTTACTTGTAAAAGTCGCCATTATTCAATCCTTATAATTGCGGAGGTACTGTTAAACGCGGGGAATGTCACCGTAAACGTACCGTTAGTTACTGTTTTGTCTGTCCCAAAGTCTAACACCGCTATTGTTGATTGTGGTTCGTCAGTTTGGTGTATCAACGCCCCACGAGCAGTAAATGTCACGTTAGAAAAGGTAGCATCGTTAAAATCTACGTACGCAACATTGTTTGAAACTGTTATAGATGCCCCAGTTAACGCTACACCTTCGGCAGTGTAATTAGCGCTAGTCACCTCACCAGTCTCTGTATACGCGGCGGTTGTAGCATCTAATGTAGCCGTGCTGTCATATAAAGCTACTTTAAAAGTATCCGTGTCAAAGTGTATGTCCCCTTTTAATAGGTTCTGTTTACACGCATCAGTCATTGTTTGCGTAATAGCCATCTATAACACCTCTGTTTTCGGCTGACCATTTCTGTACACATCACCTTCTAACTTACCATCACCAAGTTGTTTAAGCATTGTTAGTGAGTTGGCAAATGCTTCTTTGTACATCGCTATTATATCGGGTTCGGCTTTCATAAATCGTGCGGCTTCAACTAACGAAGCATTTAACAAAGCGGAATCCATGTTAGTACCTATCCAACTTGTACCATCATCACTCGTTGTTATTGACGTAGGGTACTTAGCGTAGGTATGTGATAAAACATACGCCGTATCGGGCGTGGGGCCAAATATAAGGCTGTTTTCACCAAACTGTGCGTAGTGCGTTGGTTTACCTCGGTTAGCCGTTAATGTGCTAGGGTAGGCTTCTTGTATAAAAGATGCTTCTTTTGGTAATAAAAACGTTATCTGATCACCGTGGTTAATTGCCATACTAATCGTATACAAATAGCCCGTGGGTGCGGTTAATGTAGCTGTGCCTTCAGAAAGACTAGACGTGTCCAGATTACGTAACGCAGGTATTTGAACAGAGCTGTGTAGTAGTTGTTCTGCTTGTGTAATAAAAAGCGTTAGCTGAGCGTCAGTAAACGTATTCTCAGTTATGTCTTGTATGTCTGTTTTTAGACCCGTAAAAGTTGTACTCATGATATTGTCACCGTTACCGTGCCTATTTTAGTATTACCCACTAATGTGTTCGGTATTAGTATGTTATCACCACCACCCACTGGGTTGTATCCGTATTGCGTCAATCTACTGCTAAAGCGGCCACTTATCCCAAAACTCATGTCGGGGCGTGGGTTACGTATAGCTTGTGGGTCAGTTACACGCACCTCACCTAACTTGTTCTGTGGGTGGTCTTTGTCAAAACAACTCTTACATACTTTTACGTTAGTTTCTCTACCACGAACCATCTCTACTTTTAGCGTTTTTAGTTTGTATTGTAGGCCACAACGGTCACATATAGCTAATGCTCGCTTACTAGATGCAAACTTATTACCCATTAGTGGTAACCAATACTAGGCACAAAACGCGCTGACGTTTTTTCCCTATCCTCTGAGGCCGCCAAAGCAAACTGCTCTTCGTACTCTTGTTTTAACATCTGCATTCTGGGCATTAGCTCAGGTATTTTCATGGCTATGTGGTACGCTAACCCTGCAACTAAACACGGTAAAAACCTAAAAGTCATGTCAGGGTTATTTTTAGTAGGATCGCCGCTTGTATTGGTTGCATCTTCTATACGACGTAGGTAAAAGTAACACAATGTGTAGGCTTTATCAGGTACAGGCCACACGTTTATAATTGACTCGTTATTTCGTTGCCCTAGCCGCTCAACAAATATTTGTAAAGGTCTGCCTGTAGCTTTCTTATTAGGTATAGCCGCGTACGTACTAACACTTACACGGTTAATTGCTAAATCAGATTGCGTGCTGGTGCCAGCATTTTCACGTATAAAATGTTCTATTACGTCTATAATACCGTCATCAGCTAGAGAGTATTCGCTATCTCCTGCCCCTAGTGTTATGGAGTTTTCAGCGATAGTCCACATGTTTAAGCCACGGTTGGCCCACTCAATGGTCAATAGGTTCATGGATCGCCGTGCAGTCCGTAAGTCGTAACCCGAACGCATTTCACGGCCCGCTCGCTCAAACGCTTCTTCCGCGATTTCCATAAAATCCATGTCAAAATTCATGTTGCCTGAAGTAGCCATAAATTACCTACGTATATAATGTTTTTTTGCGACGCTGTACTTTACCACAGCCCCTAGCAATCTTGCGTTGGCCTTTTATTAAGCCGCCTTCTTGCGCTCTAACAGTAGCGGGTTTTGTATTCTTAACCACGGTTTTACCCCCAGCGCCTTCGCGCTTCTTTTTCTTGGCGGTAGCGGCCTTCTCGCCTTTGGTTAACGAGTTAGCCTTACTGCGTGGTAAGCAACGGTCAGGGTTCTTCTTGTCTTTAGACGTGCCGCATTTGCCCTTGACTTTACCGTCAGTGCCTATGCGAACCCAATCTTGCTGAACCCACTTCTTGAGATCACCCATTACTTTTTCTTCTTCTTGCCCTTGCCGTAGCTAGGGTCTTTACAATACTTAGATGCGGCCATGTTCGCGTACGCGCTAGGGTAAGTATCAAATGTGCGTTTAGCCCATGCCTTACCGGATGGGCATATCTTACCACCAGACTTGTACCTAACTACTCCGCCCGTATTATATGAACGCATAACTACCTCATTTTACATTTACGAACGCCTTTCTTAGCAATACCGGCTCCGCGTACCTTACCCTTAGTTTTAGCCTTAGTCTTAGCCTTGGCCTTAACTTTACCGCCTTTTTTCATACCAGGTAACTTTGAAGCTGGGCCAGGAATATCGACACCACCTATAAAATCCATAGCCGCAGAGTTATCTACGTCTACGTCTACATCACCCTTACGTCGTTTGTCGCGCCTGGCATAGAAATCGTCGAACGCACCTGTTTTCTTCGGGGGGTTGTTTGCACCCGTCTTGGCGCTAGCCCTTGGACTCATTTTAGCCGCGGGTTGTGACATTGGTCTTTTGCTTATTGCCGCATCAATATTACCTGACCCTAGACTACCACCTACAGGATTTATCTTTGTGGTGCTAGCACGGGATGTAGATGCAGGTTTTACCTTAGCTAAATCGGCAGATGTGACGTCAGACTTTGGCCCCATGGCTTTTTCAACAAAGTTAGGTTTTTTGTTCTTTGAGCCAACCCTAGAGGTACCTTTTTCAATATCTGTTTGGGTCTGTAAAGTTTTATTGTCAGGCGCTTTACGGTCAAACAAATAGCCCCTGGTGTTTGGGTTTCTATCTATACCCCCACCAAATACAGGTTTGCCTTCAGCAATACGTTTCTTACGGCGTGCTTTAGCCGCCTCCTTACTCTTTTCGCGGCGTTCTCTTTCTTTTTTAAGTTGCGTTGCAGTTTTCATGCCCATGATTATTACCTCATTTTAGCGGGACGTACGCCTTTTCTGGCTATACCTGCTCCGCGAACTTTAGTTGTCTTCCCCTTGCGCGTGGCTTTTTTCTTGGCTTTGGCTTTACCGCCTACCTTACCACCTTTTTTCATACCGCCTACGGCAGAGCCTTTCTTAGTCATACCACCTGCGGCATAACCTTTTTTAGCCATACCGCCGCCGCCCATCATCTTAAAGTCTTCGCCGGAGATTTTACCATCTTTGTTTTTGTCTAGCTTGGTCTGACCACCCGTAAGACCCCCAGCGCTCATGCCTTTCTTACCGCCAACTGCGCCGCCTTTGTTCATCATAGGTTGACGCATCATACGTTTTTTACGGTCGTCGTCAGATTCCATAGCTTGCATACCGCTACCAGGCATAATAGGGGGAGCAGAACCTAACGCACCGCCCATACTGTATCCTTTTTTGGCCATACCACCTTTCATATAACCTTTTTTCTTCATTTTCTTAGCCATCTTCGTTCTCCGCGTAGAGATTGTTAAACACTCGTTGTGTGTCCCAAACATACTCTACATTTTGTTTTGAATGGTAGATATGTTGGTTCGGTTTAAAGTCTGGCGCACCTTGTCCTGTTTCAAACCATGCTGGGTGTGTAACCCTGACACGATTGTTTGGCAACGCCACCATGTTTCCTTTGTATGGCCCATCTAACAACTCCAAAACGTGTGACTGCTTGTGTTGCGCTGGGTCATCCGCTATCTCACTGTTAGTATAGTCCACGGTGAAATAGTACTTAGCGGGGTAAAACTCCCCATCTACTTTAGCTATCCAAGGTGCTGGACTAGCCCTGTCTATTACGTATACCGAGTGCTCATGCGACATACAGTCCCATGGTTGTGCTACATGTGGAGGTAGCGGTTCAGGCCATGCTTCTACCGGTGTGTCTGCTACTAATGCCGTTAATGGCATACGCGCCCACATTGCGCCACCGTGAACATTTGATTCGTCTTCATCGTCATCAGACTCACAGCCTGTAAATATGACCTGAAAACTTAATGTTCTGTTTGGCATAGTTGTAACTGCTACTACCATGCAATGTAAAAATTCGCCGTGATACTCTTCAGTATTCTTCGTATACTCTCTACGTACCCACGCTTTGAAGTAGGGTATGTTTGATTGTAAGTAAGCCATTTAACACTTCCATCGTTTTCTCGCTTGCCGCAACCTAGAATTTGGGTCTTTCGCCGCTTTAGGGAACTTCTTCATTTGTCCTGCGGAGCGTGCGCAGTATGATTTCCTGCGCGATGCTCGTTTCCCTGTCGGTTTATCCTCTGTTACTGCCGTTTGTAGTTTGCTTCCTGGGTTGTTTCTACGATACTTTGCTACACCCTTGGCGGTCATTCCAGCACCAGATTTGGTAGGGCGCTTGTCCCCACTCTTCTGGCTCATGCCTTTCATGTCGTCTTTCACACCACCGCCGCGTTGTAGTAAGTACGCATAACTATCCTGTGTAATAGATTTGCAAGAAATCAGCTACATCTACAGTGCTTTTAGCCACAATACCATTTTCAAACAACACACCATCATCAGGTATGTAGTAATCACTTGTGGTATCTGCGGTTCCTATAGCCCTAGCTACTATTCTCGTAGTGCCCGCTTCTGGCGTGCCATCAACGTAATCAACGTTGCCAGCCGTGCCGCCCGAAACAATACTATGACTTTTTAAACGCATACGCCGGTTTGTACCTACTGGCACAGCAAAAGAAGTAGTAGTACCTACTGAAATGTTGCCATCAGGTCTAGCACTTGTACTACCCGCAGTGACTGTTGTGAAATATTTAGTAGTATTTACTGTTCCACCCGCGCCACCTGTAAGGGTTACTGTTTCTGTTTGAGCAGTGCCGTACACGTCAGTCCCAGTAAGCGTAACTGTTTTATCATCATCATCACTGCCTTGAGTGACCACAACAATTCTAGCGCCTACACTACCCGTAGTTGTATTAGCCATAGTAAGCGTCGTAGCCGCTGGTCTAGCGGCTGTTACAAAACGGGTAGCGGATGCCGCTACAGTACCTTCGGACGTATTAAATGCGGATACATCTGTATCTGGCATGATATGTACCTCCTAGTTGTTAAGCGATTTGAATATATTCAATAATGAATGTAAACGAACCAGCGGCTGAGGCATCCTGTGTGTTAGTAATATTACAGAAAATGTTTCTTGCCGCACTTGTGTATTGAACAGAAGCAGGTGCGGTTGCCGCATTTTGAGTTTGCGCAACCAACGTAGTTGTCGTAACGTTGTGCTCTACAACAGTAGTACCACCATCAAGAATTTCATCAGTAATAGCCGCTACAATTTGAGCGCCAGAGCTAGACGTACCTACTTCGTAACCAATGTCACCAGAAGTAATAGTAGGTGCTGAGTCGCAGAAGATTTTGATGTCTGTAATAATTGTGTTAGCTGGTTGAACAAATGTACCAATAGTAGGGCTGTCGCCAGCAGTAGTGTTTACAGTAACGCCTGAAACGTATCCTACATGCTTGACAAACTTGCCGGTTACTACACCAGTTTGACTTACAGATAGATTAGTTGTGATAGCACCAGTAGTGCCATTTTTGGTAATAGTTTGAAACCCGCCCTCGGATCGGACTGGCCCTTGGAAAGTTGTATTCGCCATGTTGTACTCCTGTCTTGGCTAGTGTCTACCCACGGAATTGTGATTGGTAGTCAGGGACAGGTAAAGCGTATACCAAAAAGAAAGGGAGCGCAAGGCTCCCTTCTTATCTTTCTTCCTGGTTACTTATGCAACAGTACCAGAGCCAGTGATCGCTAATGGATCAGAGACACCGAAAGAGTACCGCTCACGGGCTTTAT